AGTATAAAAAAATGTTGAGTATACTCAGACCAGATTATATATTCTTAAACTTTGCCAATTATCTATCTGATAAGGAATTGAATAAATTAATAAAGAAGTTGCCAGAAGTTACTCATGTATGTTATGGACCTAAAATGGAAAGCGTAGAAAAAATTAGTAAGTGAAGTCATTTACATCTTAACCTATTTGCGATATAATAAAGCATGAATAAGAAAATTATAAATTTCATTATGACTATATTACTTATAAAGATATTCGTCACATCTGCATATAGTTTGGGATTAGTCATATATTTAATATTTTTTTGTTCTGACTGGTTTGTGATGTTATATTTAACTGATAGATTTAATTGTGAAAGGAAAGAACATGAATATTTACAAAAAGAACATGGGGTTCTTTATCAACGCAGCATTCTGGACACTAGCACTTTTTACCGATCCAATTTGGATTCTGATTAAAGAAATGGGTCCGGCTGCTCTTATTTTACCTGTTATATTCGGTCTACTTCTTGGACATTGGGAATCAGATATTGATTGGGAATTATAATGATAAGATTCCTATCAAGAAAAATAATTTTTGGTGCTACTTATACTGTCATATCATTTTATAATGCTTTGATTGAATCATATACTGCTTTGAAAAGCATGGGTTTATTTTTGATGTGGTTGTTGGATTTCTGCACCTATGAAGTGGAAGTTGAAGATGAAGATGGGAATATCATACATCATTTTCCACAATTAAACCATGAGGACGACGATGATGATTTCTGATAAAAGAGAAAAATTAATAAAAGAATTATTGAAGGATCATTACGAACAAAAGTTAAGTAGCTTTGCGGCAATGATTGCTTTACGGTTAATTGTTGATCCTAAAAAGCCAAGTGAGGAATGCATGGAATTTCTAAAGACAAGCATAGAACTCAATAAAGATAGGAAAAAATATGAAGATTGAAGTCACTTTAACTGTAGTAGATAATGAATCTGTTGAATATACCATCACCACAGGTGCTGATACATGGGCAGACATTCATACAATAATTGATAATGCTGAAGAGATTAACCTTCGTAAAGATAAAACCCAGAGAAAAAACATTCCTGGATTTGTCGGTGGAGGATAAAAATGGGTTATTGGATACCGATTCCTGGCATGATAAAAGGTATAAGAGTAGAAATGGTGCCAGTCAAGAAAAAGAAAAAGAAGAAAAAAAGGAAAGGAAATAAAAATGACAACTGTGTTTCACGACGATTGGGACTTGAGCGAAAAGGGTCAGAAGGACGCTGAAAGACACCAAGATAAAATTGATGATGCGATTCGGAAAAATGTTCGTGATGTTATTGGAGAAGAGTCAATCATTACTCAAAAAGGGAAACGAAAAGTTCGAATCCCTGTAAGAGGAATGAAGGACTATAGATTCGTTCACGGTGATAATAAAGGACCTACTGCTGGTGTTGGTCAGGGTGATGGAAAACCCGGTGATATTATTGACCAAAAGCAGAGGCAACAAGAAGGTGGGAAACCGGATAAACCAGGTGACCAACGAGGTGAGGACTATATGGAAGCAGAAGTCGATATTGACTACTTGCTTAAAATAATGTTCGAGGACCTTGGCCTACCTTGGATTGAAGAAAAGACTACTGCCGCAAAGATGGTTCCTAAAGGTTGGAAGTTTGAAACAATTTCCAAAAAGGGTATCATGCCAAGGTTGCATAAGAAAAGAACAATGATGGAAGCAGTCAAACGAAATATCATGTTGGCCGCTGAAATTATGAGAGAAACCGGTGTTGATGAACCAACTGCCTATAAGGCTTTGAACCAAGCCTTCGGTGATATAAATTATGCAATCGAACTGATTGAAAAAGATGAAGTGGTATCGGATCAAGATGCCATCGTTATTAATGAGGATGACTTAAGATACAAACAAATTGAGGAAGATGTTGAATATCATTCCAATGCTGTAGTAATAGCAATGATGGATGTATCTTACTCAATGGGTAGAGAAAAGAAGTACTTATGTAGAAGCCTTCTTTTCTGGTTGACTGAGTTTTTGAAGAAACGGTATGACCATGTTGATATTAAATTCATTCAGCATACAACAGAAGCACAAGTGGTTGATGAAGATACATTCTTTCACACCCATACAACTGGTGGTACTATGTGTTATACTGCTTTCGAAAAAGCTAACTACATGATCGACACAGAATATCCGTTGAATGAGTGGAATGTTTACTGTGTCTATGTTGGTGATGGTGAGGACTTTGAACCAAAGAAAACCGTAACTTATATAGATATGATGCTTAAGAAAGAAATCAACATGTTAGGTTATGTTGAAATTGATCTTGACCACGAGGATGATGGTTTTGGTTATAGAGATGCCATGAGAACTCTTCTTGTTGAAATTAAAAAGAAATGGAATTTTTTCCATAACCGTGAAAAACACACGGACTTCTATAAAAATGAAAAGCAAAGATTTCTCTGTGCAGTCATTAGAAATAAAACACATGTGTGGCCGGCCTTGAAACACATGTTATTTGAAAAGGAGAAAAAGTAATGGAACTAACAAATGAAAAACAAATGGAGAGTGGAGATTATCAATTCGATGTTGAATGCACCACAGAAGAAATTGTGCATCTAAGAACATATGCACTCGAAAAGGGTCAAGATATTGCAAACATGACCGATGAAGAAATAATCCAATTCTCTGTGGTTGGATTGCTGAAAGAGGAAATGGATAAAGAAGAAAAGAAAGGGATGACTGATGAATAAAAATGAACTTCAAAGACTGATAAAAATAGAGGATAGAGTTTATCAGATTGCAGAAGAGGAAGGACTTGAGTTTTGTGATATTGAGTTCGATATTATTCCAGATCAGAAAATGCTAGAGATCATGGCCTATCGAATCCCTGGTAACATTTCAAACTGGAAATATGGTCGTGACTATGAAAGACTCAGAACCATACACGAAAAAGTCCGTGCTGGTCTTCCATTAGAAGTCGTTATAAACTCAGTCCCATCAAGAGCTTATCTAATGAAAGACAATACTCTGGCAATGCAAGCTATGGTCATAGCTCATGTTGTGGGTCACGTTGCCTTCTTCACAATGAATAAGTACTATATGAATACAAACAGGGATGTTATTCCTTTTTTGAGTGCCGCAGCGAAACGGTTCAATAAGTATGAAAGAATGTATGGAATGGATGAAGTCGAAAGAATAATTGATGCCGGTCACTCAATTCAATTTCATTCGAGTCCTTTCGACAATGGAACCGAAGATGAAAAAAGAGAAAGAATCTATGAACAAAAAATGCAACAGGCACACGCCAAAAGTAAAGCTAAGTTTGATGATATTGTTCCTGTTGATGATTCATACAAAGACATGGATGTTTCTCTTTTCAACCAACGACTATGGAGGTCATTGAAGTTAAAGACACCAGTTGAGCCAACAGAAGATTTGTTAAGATATGTAATTGATAACTCATCAACTCTTGAAAAATGGCAAAAGGATGTTCTTGAAGTGCTTAGAAGAGAAGGCAGATACTTCTGGCCTCAAATGAAAACCAAATACATGAACGAAGGTTTCGCAACCTATTGGCATGAAAAGATTATGAAAAGATTGTTTGATGAAGATTTATTGAACATGTCAGATCATGCTCAGTACAACTTTTCTAACTCACTAGTCAAAGCCTCTAACAGAGTATCTTTGAATCCCTATCTTGTTGGTTCCAAAATGTGGGAAGATATAGTGGATAGATGGGATAAAGGTAGACATGGCAGAGAATGGAATGATTGTAATGACAGAAAGTTAAAAGAGTCATGGGACAACAATGCCATGAAAGGCAAAGAAAAAATGTTTGAAATAATGAGAACCCATACAGACTGGTTCTTTATGAAAGGATTTTTAACAGCCGATTTGGTTGATGAAATGGAACTTTACATCTTTGTTGAAAGAACAACTCATACGACACATGACCTAGTCATTACAAAACAAAAGGCTGAGAAGGTTGCTGAATTGATTATTCAAAGTTTCACTCACAGTCATGTACCAAAAGTCGAAATCACAAACGGTAATTATGAACAAAAAGGATACTTATTCTTAACTCATAGATGGTCCGGAGCCAATCTTGAAAGAGAATATTGTAAGAAAACCTTACAACATATCGCCAACATTTGGGGTAAGAATTGTTATCTTGAAACAAGAGATGGACCGGACAAAAGATTGATATATAAAGTTGAAAGAAAAACAAAACTCGGTGGTGGTCGCTCAAAAGTCAGTGACTCATCGAAACCACAGACAGCTGGATCAAATATTTGGTCAACAATGGTCGTTTCTGAATAAAAAAAACCACTGAATAAAAAAAACCCTGTATCTATATAAATAACTAAGTAGATACAGGGTTTTTTTATGCTCTGAAATTGTAAATTGGAGAGAAAAGAATGGCAATAAGATATGATGAGCAGTATGTAAAGAGGCCAAGAGCAGAGTGGGAATATGAGCCAGATCAAATAGTTGAACTTCAAAAATGTATGCAAAGTGTAACGTACTTCCTTAAGTACGTTAAAATTGTGAACCCAGATCAAGGAGAAATTTTTTTCAAGCCCAGAGATTATCAATGGGAACTTCTGGAAAAATTTCAAGATCATAGATTCAATATTGGATTATGCTCAAGACAGTCTGGTAAAACTACTATCGTTTCTGCTTATGTCCTATGGTATGCTATTTTTCACTCAGATAAAAATATAGGTATCGTTTCAAATAAAGAGTCAAGTGCTAAAATGATTTTAGCAAGACTCAAAAGAATGTATGAGTCATTACCAATTTGGTTAAAGCCAGGTGTTACTGAGTACTCAAAAACATTTACCACATTTGATAATGGAACAAGAATAGTTATATCAGCAACCTCACCCGATGCCTTTCGTGGTGAGTCAATGAACCTACTATGTTGCGATGAGTTCGCATTCGTCCCAGGTATAGCAGCCGAAGACTTCTGGGCTGCTAACTATCCAACCATTTCCGCATCCAAAGAAGCAAAAATCATAATCATATCTACTCCAAATGGTCTGTTCAATATCTTCCACAGAATATGGACACAAGCCAAGGCTGATTTAAATACTTTTGTTACCACAAAAGTAAGCTATGAGAGAGTACCAGGTAGAGATGAAGAGTGGGCAAAAGAACAAATCAAAAATCTTGGAATGTTAAAATTTAATCAAGAATTTGCAGTTAAGTTCATTGGTTCTACAAACACTGTTCTTAACTCAGAAACTATTAAAGTGCTTTTATCTTCTCATAAAGAACCTAAATATATGGACTTAGAGGATAGATTAAGAATTTGGGAAAAACCAAAAGAAAGAGCAGTGTATGCTTTAGGAGTAGACCCCGCAAAAGGAACAGGAGAACACTGGTCTACAGTACAGGCTTTTGAAATAATATCTTTAAATCCAGTACGAATGAATCAGGTTGCTGTGTTCGAACACAACTTAACCGATGTATATGACTTCTGTGATATAATTGATAGACTCTCAATGTACTACAACAACGCATATATTATGTGTGAAAATAATGGTGAAGGCGCAGCGGTAATTCAAAGACTATGGTGGGACATAGAAAATGAAAACCTAGTTAACTCTGGTTCTAAGACTGCAAGTCTTGGTATTAGAGCATCAAGAACAACAAAACCAAAAGCCGTTTTACTTATGAAAAAACTTATTGAAGACGGTAGTGTAAAAATAGTTGATAAAAACACCATTGAACAACTTAGCTCTTTTATTGAAGATAAAAATAAATTCTTTGGTAAAGATAAACCGGATGACTTGGTCTCCGCTCTTTATTGGTGTCTATACTTATTAGAAATGGATATTCTTGATGAAAGTTATGGGTTCATTAAAAGAGAAGATGAAGAAGATGCTTGGGGTATTTTATCAGATGTAGAATCAGACGTAGAAGATTGGACTTGGTTAACAGATACAGAAGTTTTTGAATAAATAGATAAATAAGAATAAGAGGAATTAGAATGGCTACAACAAAAAAGCAGTTGCAAGAAAAGATAAAACGCAGACTGGGTTATCCTATGGTGAAAGTAGAACTTCACCCACGACAAATTGAAGATGCGATTGACTATGCCCGTGATAAATTTATCAAGTGGGCTGTAGGTCAAGCAACACAAGAAACCTTTTTTACTCTACTACTATCTGCTGGACAAAATTTTTATGACTTACCAGTTGGTGTAACTGAAGTATTATCATATGATGATAAAGGTTCTTCATGGGGCATCAATACATTATTCACAATTGATAATTACTTATACACCAGAGGAGTATTTGATCCTGTAATTTGGGGATCAGGTGGTGATTATAACTTAGTTTCATATCACATAGCCAGGGATTTCTTAGATACGCTTAAGCAATATACACCAAGTGTGTATAATTGGAAGTATCATAGATTTACAAATCAATTAGAAATTCATCCACCTCCACCATCAGGAAACTGGGGTGAGGTTACAGATCAAATGGGAACTCCCGTGGACGCTGATTCACCTGGATGGGTATTAATAAGGGCTTATATGTTAGAAGCAAGTCAATACCATAATACAGATAGAGGATGGACACCACAAGATAGCTTTGAAGATTTCTACACAAGTGATTGGATTTTTGATTATGCTTTGGCAGAATGCAAAATAATACTTGGTAGGATAAGAACAAAATTTTCACAGTTTGCTTCAATAGGAAACACAGGCATAGCCTTAGATGGAGAAGCACTTATTAGTGAAGGTATAGAAGAAAAACGAGAACTTAAAGAAACACTACAATTAGAAGAAGTATGGGACGGCCTTGGTATATCCATGGGCTAAAAGGAGATAACATGATAGAAAAAATAGATAAGTATTTAACAGAAGGTGGTAGAGTCAATCCCATGCTAGATGAGCTCGATGCAACTTCTAAAAAACTGTTAAAAATTTCAAAAAAACTATTAACCAATAAATACGATGGTGCTAAAAAGCTAATGAAAATATCACTAGATGTTCAAAGAGTCTATGATGATTTATATAATAAGTACTACGAAAAATAAGGAGATAACATGTCAGAAATAAGCGCATATGAAAAAATGTTTAAAGATGGAACAGCTTTTAATCCAATTAAAATAGAACAACCAACACCAACTAATCCAGGTGGTGGTATGGGTAGAGGAGCTGACCCGGATAATCCGGGTGTTGATATGAGTAGAAGACCCGATCCAGATGATAATGGCGTTGACTACAGTCTATTCGACGATCACATGGGAAATATGGTTCAAGAAAAGATAGAAGCAAAGAAGGCGGCTGCACGAGGGACTGACCAAAGAACAGGACCACCACAAGCTGATAATAATAAAATAACAAGGCTCGAAAGAAGAATCGAACTTCTTGAGCAAGCACTTAGTCTTGTAATGGAAACACAGACCAAATTAATTAGGGGATAACATGAACTTAACAGAAAGAATTGATAAGTATATCAAAGAAGCCGACGAAGAGTATGAC